GCTACTTGCTTGAAAGACATTCCTGTCTGTACGCCTGTAGATATCAGCCCAATAGTTGCTGCTGTTCCTAATCCCATGTTATATTACCTTTATAAGTTCTGTGCTATTTGTCTGACCTTTCTTGAACCCATTGTTTTCAAAGTGGCCAATCAAATGGCGGTTATTATTATTTGCAAAGATAAACATAAATCCTTTATCCTTTGCTAGTTCTTCAAGTTTGCAGAGCAACATAGAGATAGCCTGTTTACGTCGACTACCTCTATACTGCCTATTAGAAATTACCCATTCTATCCAAGCGGTACGAGAATTAGTTTCATATAAAAATCCTGCTGCAACAGGGACTTCTCCGTCGTATACCATAAGACCGCCTGTGGCATTATCGGGTAGAAAGTCTTTGATTGGCGGAACGAACCCCCAATCCTTCCACCAACTTGATAGAAGGTTATCGTAATCCGTATCCTTAAGGCTGTGAGTGTTTAACATTAAAACAAATATACAACAAATTAAGCTTTGCTAATCATAACCTCTGTTTCTAAGGCTATTAGCTCTACTGCTTCTGTGTTGTCATTTGTTAACGTAAACGTCCCTTGATGTCCTAGAACTCCGTGAGACTCAGCTATCGCGTTCTTAGCGTTAAGAATTAGCGGATTGCTATCTGTTATTGTAGGAGCAGCTACAGTCATCTGTATAGTGATGAACCTAGTAGTGTTGGATGAGTTAGTAGATATAGCTACGCACTCACCAAATTCATGAACTGTAGCGTAACCATCCACATCCTCAGAGTAGTATATCATGTCTCCTATACTCAATCCACTAAGTCTATTGTCCATAGGGAAGAATGCTGAAGCAAGTGTTGTAGCCACAGCCACGGACGATGCCCTACCGATACCATTCATAGAACGTAAGGGTAGGTCAGCAGTACCGATAGGGTCACCGCCTGTGTTTCTCATGAAAGCTCTGAAGCTCCCTTCTTTCTCCTCGAACCAATCTGCATCTATATTACCTGTGTTTTGTATGTCTGAAACTAACTGCACATCCCAAGGGTGAGTACCCTCGATGTTAACAGTCTTAAATATCTTATTGTCAAATGGCTTGTCGTTAACCACTAGCTCGATACTAGAACTACCTGACTCTTCATAGAAGTTGTTTCTTTCAGCCTCATCTGAGTTGTGTAGGTATAACTCTCCGTTCTTGAAAGAGAAGAATCTGTTGTTCATTCCTATCATATTCTCAGGAACGAATGAGTAGAATGAAGGAAAGCCTTTAGCTTTCTGACTGTATGTTACTGTGAAATTTGCCATGTTATTCTGCGCAATCTGATAAGTTTGTTATTACTCCGTTTGTTATTTGCATTGAACCTGTGTCAATACCGTACCAACCATTGTTAGCAGGTGTAAGAGCGTAAGGGTCATTGAACACTAAGTCACCCACTGCAACGAACTCCATTGTCTGACCTCCAACAGCAACAGAACCGTTGACAGCACTGCAGTAGAATAAACCTGTAGCTGCAGCATCACATCCGTCAGCAGAACTAGCTTCAGGAGCTTGCGATGAATTGAATGAAGGCAATAAGCCAACGCAATCAACTCTGAATGTAGCAGAACTGTTAGTGAATGGTGCTCTAACCTTTAAATTAATCTCGTTGATGGTGTTACTAATCTTAGGTATAGTTATTACACCTCCACCGTGGTATGTAGAGTTAGTTAAGTTACTTCCTGCGAATGGGTTAATAGTTACTACAGTACCCTCATTTACCCAATCACCTCCTGCATAGTTGTAGTTTGGTATTGAAGCACCACCTGTATTAAAGGTAGAGCTGTCACCAATGTAAGTAACACCTCCGCTTGAAGTCGACTCTAGTAAGCCTAAATTTCTAGTGTATATATCATTGTATGTTGTGCCATTGTATTCAACGTTGAATCCCATAGCTCCACCTAGAGTATTAACGTGTACTCTTATAGCACCTATACCATCTCCTACGTATGCAGTGTAATCATACTCACCTTGCTGTGCAAGGATGTAGATGATTTTATCTTCATCACATAAAGGAGCACACTCTTCGCACACGAAGCTCTTACCTAATACACCACTAACCTGCTCTCTAACAATTCCTTGCATAGAGTAGAATCCGTCAGGAGCTAGGGTAGTTAATCCTTGGTCTGTAAATACAGCAGTAGCTAATGCGAACTGACTGCTGTTAATATATACTTGTGTTAATTGTCCCATTAGTTACAACTTGTTAATTCAACTGTTATTTTATCTGATACTACACTCGGTATAGGTTCTGTAGCTGAGATAAGAGTCATTTGACCTCCTCCTCCTATAGTTACGTTTAGTGTCGCTCCACCTGCTGTTTCGTACTGTACGTTAATAGATGTTGCTGAACCGTTCACTACTTTGTAGTTACCTGTTCCTCCTGCACATGTTATGTTGCAACATGCATCGTCCTTATCCGAACCAAAAGATATCCAAGTTTGATAGTAGCTACGTAAATCGTACACCAAGTATAGGTAGTTATCACTAGGAGTTTCGCTAAGAGTGAAAGACCTTTGATGCACAACATCACCGTTCTCATCTGTAGATACTCCCGGTACTCCTAAGTCTGTAGCATTTGCTAAGATAGTATTGATATCTGCAGGAGTGAACAGAGTATTGGTCTTAAGTGCCATGAACTTGTTGTTAGCGTTTGCATCGAATCTTACATTAGATACTCCGTTATCTCTCAAGTACATAGTTACATCAGCACCAACTCCCGGTATAACACCTTCTCCTTGATTACCTGTCATTAAATCCCACTTAGATACTACAGTGTTTGAAGATGCGTCCTCAACAAGAGTAGCGTAAGTAGTAGACGTAGGAGATACGTATGAACCTTCATTCCAACTGTGCTCAGGCTGTGCAATCTTACCTGCCATAGCGTTGTCGTTAACAACAACTCTAATCACGTTAAGTACAGGAGTCTCAAGACAAGATGCTTCCCATTCTACAGTGCTATCAGAGTTAGCTGTAATAGTAAAAGTAATAGACGTATGCGCTCTAGAGTTTTTATCTATAGGAGATAACGTGTGTATACCAAATCCGAAGTTACCTAGGTCTACAACATTAGTGCCGTATTGGTATTCAACATCTATATCACCTGAACTCATAGATATTACATTGTTAGCAGCACCTAGTTCGTTACCGTATTCTACCTCAAGAGTAAATACTTCTCCTGCAGTCAACTGTAGAGACATTCTTCTACCACACTCGATAGCAGTAGATTGACCTGAACCTGAAGATTCAAGGTTAGCTAGTACGTACTCATCCATGTAAGGGTCGTAACCACCAAGCTTATAAGTCTCAGAGTCTTGAATGAACTGCTCTCTAAAGAAGTCAGCCATACCCATCTCAGATATAGGAAGTAGTTGCTCTCCTGTCATCTGTAGTACTGCACCTCTCTTAACGTCAGTGAAGTATTTAGAACCGCCAAATGAACAGTAGCTCTCAGGGTTGTTACTGATGCCGTAATCTTCCTGTCTAGCTACCTGCTGACCTAGCACCTCAGGTACAGAAGCTAACGCTCCACCTTTCACTGAGTCAGACATAGATAGCAAGTTCTTTCCTGCAAGAACTGTAGATACTTTATCTTCTTGTAATACAAGGATATCTGTTCTACGTGCATCAATAACTTCGATAGGTCCGAATGAATCTTCACATGCTTTGAAGTTCAATAAACCTCCGTTAAATTCGTTTAGTCTGTTAATGTTAGACTCATCGTTGATAACACCACTGTAAGTTAAGTCAGCAAATCTGTGAGCCTGCTTATAGTCTTGCGCCTGTGTAGATGTAACTCTGTTACCAAGCTTCATCTTTCTACCAACAATAGAATCGTTTATTCTGTAAGACTCTACACCGTTACCAAATGATATACAGTTTTGGAAAGTAAGAGTAGCCCTACCATCAGTACTGTTTGTTTGGTTTACATAGTTTGTTTCGTGGAATCCATTAACGATAGGGAACGACTGTTCGTTCTCGTACCAAATGTCCGGCATGGCAGGAGTAGCTTCTGTCTCGAATACAACACCACCGTTAGGGCTAATAATCTTTACGTATCCTTTTACGTAAGAAGACTTAGCTACAGATAATCCACAAGCCTTAGTACCTTTAATACCTAAGCGTATATCATCGTATCCTGAACCTTGCCAATCAACCCATCCCCACTTATTTGTAATCTCGCTACCGGGTATACCACCTGTTACTGCAGAACCGTCGTTGTACTCCTCAGCGTTATTGAATTGGTATGTGTTTAAAAGGTCGTTGTAGTTTACCATTTGGTTTGCTACGTCAGAACCACCTGCTCCTACATCTTGAACACCGTCATCTAGTAGGTTGTAAATCTGCTCACCATTCCACCAAGACCTAAAGTTAGGGTAAGGTACAGGAGATACTTTATCTATATCTAAAGTGTAGTTACGTCTTTCACAACCTCCTTCTCCATCACCACTACCTGCTCTAGTAAAACGAACCTGCATCTTAATACGAGTACCTGCAACAATTGGTATATCCTCACCTCCTGAACGGAAAGGCCCTACGTATGCAATAGCGTATCTATCCTGCTCTCTAGTTACCCACCTAGCGTAACCCTCATCAAAAGTAGGAGAGTAAGATGTAGCTCCATCTTCTGTAGCAGAGAACGTGTCAGCTAATAACTTAATGTATACACCTGCAATAGGGTCAACAGCATTGCCTGCTGTATCTTCTGCTGTAATAAATCCTTCTTCTTGAGCTTTCTTCTCTAGTACGGTTACTTTAGTCACTACATCAAGAGGACCTCCTTTATCTGACTTAACGATAAGAACATCACCCTCCTGAACCTTAGCTGCATTCTCTCCTTCTACTAGGAAGTAAGAATACTTAGACTTAGAGTCCTTGTAGTAAATATCTGAGAAGATAGTATTGTAATCATCCTCATCCTGCTTGATAACAAACTTATAACGAGTAGCCCACTTAGGTGGCTTCTGTGTAGTAGGTATCTTAACTTTAATAAAGTTGCTAGAAGCTGACTTGTCAATAGGTACGTTCAAGCTGCTCTCTGAAGATACTAACGCTGTAGTAGAACGACCAAAGTCATCCATGTATACCATACCAACCTCGTAGTTTCTGTTAGACTTCAAGCTACCGCTGCCTCTTCTCCTGCTTATAGATAACTCAGGGAATGATACATCGAAAGATTGTAATCTAATATTAGTAGGGTTGTCAGGGTCTACGGCATATAATACTGCAGGGAACTTAATCCTTAGTATTTCTGAAGTAGCATCAGAAGGTCCTGTATAACCTGAAGAGTTAGCTTGGACGTCTATAAGAGATGTAACATCGAACTTCTCTTTACCACTATTGTCTGCATCAGGATAGCAGTAGAATGCATCAAATAAAGTAGAACCTGAACACGGGTTATCCATGTTAATAGAACTAATCGTTCCTATTCTAGATTTGAAGTCGTCGTTATCAACTAATTCTGCAAGGCTATCAAAGTCTTGCTGTAATTCATAAGAGAATGCTAGAGATACTGAAGGGTCACTTTGTAAACCTGAGCTCTTAGGTCCACCTTGTATTGCGAAAGTGAAATCTAGGAATGTACCTCTAATAAGCTCGATGTTAGAAAGGTCGAAGAATACAGTAGCATCTGCTGTGTAGGTACTACCATCATAAGAAATAATGTTATCTCCTACCTCAGAAGGAACAGACTCACCTGTAACTTCTTCTCCACCTCTGTATGGCTTGTACTCAATACGTACGTCATCATTATTCTCATCAACCATGTCGTAACCTTCTACGTAGTTACCGTAGAATAAACGATTACTCATAATAGTCTGAGCTTTAGCTGTCAATGGAACGTTATCGTACAACCTTAGAATCTCTGATTCAGGTAATACTGTGTAAAGCTTACTACCACTAAATACGTAAGTGTTAGTAGTGTTATCTGTTATACCGTCTACAGCCTTGTCAATCTTGTCTGCAACCTTAATGATATTGTCATCCATATCTTTATATAGAATGTCAATACCTACAACTGTTTTATCTCCCGTTTCGTAGTCAATCCTTACAGACTCTACAATATTAGAAGCACCAATGTTTGTAGCTGAACCACCGTCAATTTCAAATGTATCCGGAACGAATGCTGCAGGAGTGAACTGAGATGTAGCAGAGTATTCACCATCATCATACTTGTATCTGTATGCGAAGCTAATAAACTTATCCTTAAACCAATCCTCTGAATCACCACCACGTATACCTACAATGTTAGTAAGAGAAGGTGCTTCAACAGGTGGCTTCTTGATAACCATGTATTCTTCTGCGCTAACAGTATCCATGTAGCTACTCAAGAACTGTGGTCTTGGGTAAGACTTCTTAACGTTAATCTTTCTAGGTGGATTGAATCCGTCAGTAAAGAACAGCATGTCACCAACAAGGTCTATGCTATTAATCAAATGCTCCTCGCTAAAGTTTAAAACTGATTGGTCTGCATTGTTAGGGTCTTGCATACTTATAACGTGGTACGTCATAACGTCAGCCAACATGTTGTATGAAAGAATGAAGTCTGCTTTATCTGATGTGTGCGCAGAATTAAACTTAGAAGTAACGAACCAATAAATAGTTTCGTTAGCACCATCTTCAAATGAACCTATGCATGTAGCTTTAGTAGGAGACTGACCATCTATAGTAATGTCAGTTAACCTGATGTTACCTTTAGCATTTTCCACTACACCGCCTTCAGAGCCCTCTGAAGAGCTTACTCTGATGTTAGTGGCATCTACGTATTCCCCGGCAGGAATTAGTCGCTCATTGAGCGTCTTATTCATTCTACCGTTATGAAATGTTCTACTTAAATTCGCCATTACTTAATTGTGTTTCCCTGTGAACGAAGCGTCTGCAACAGACGTGAAGGATGGATGTCGCTAATACGAATGCGAGCATTACGTAGCAGAGCAGTCTTTTTCTTAAGTGCTCTACGTATAACGTATTCTTGCACACCCAACTTAGCATCAAGGATAGCGTAAGTAATGTAAGCATAGATATATTCTTCAAAGAATTTATGAACTGATATGTCTGCAGGATTACCCGTTTCATTCATACCATCTGAAATGTATTCAAGAACACAGCTATTACCTGACATCTCTGAAGTAAAGTTAATCACTCCTCTCATCTTGTCGATAACGAACTGTGGGTTACTGTTTGAGAACTGAGCGTCAGAACCTCTACCGAACTGAAGAATACGTGCTCCCTCTGCTAAGTCTAGGTTACTGTCTACCTCAGTAAGATTTGTTCCATCGAATACCAACTCGCCTGCATCATCTTGCTCGTATGATGTAGCACTAAGAATCTGTGTGTTCTGTTGCATTGGGTATAGGATACCATCCTTATTAACAGAGATTCTAACGTAGTCTACGTAGTCTCTAGGAAGGATGAAGCGTAGAGAATCCTCTACGTTAAGCTCCATTGCTCTTACCTCTTTGAATGCATCATAATGTAATTCTTGTACTGCTCTCTTAGCGTGGAATAATATAACCTGCGGTGGCACGTTATTAACTAACGATTGATTGCCTACGTAAATTAGGTTATAGTTATTAATGATATCCGCTAGAGATACATACTGATGGCTTCCCCAATTAGCGTCCGTTGGTTGTACGTTGCTGTTTAGGTAATACTGATATTCTGATAATAACATTATTGTTGTTCTGTTTTACGTTCTAATTCTTCTTGACCTGCTTGCTGCACCGCTTGTATCTCCCTGATAGACATACCTGACATCTGCAAAATCTTGTTGATTAATTCCGTCTCTTCCGCAATACCTACCTCAAAGTCTTGGAAGTCATTAGCCATACTATCGAAGATAGGCTCACCTCCTGCAACGTTAATGTAAGTCCAATTAGGAATCCTAGGGTAACGAATGTACTCAATAACAATCTCGTCCTCTGTGTAAGAATCTCCTGCAATGATTAGGTTACCTCCATCTATTGTGTAGATAGGTAGCCAAGGTCCGGGAGATAAGAAGTTAGATGATGTCATCCTACCCATCTCTATATTAGATACCTTTTGAGCTTCTGCTGTGAAGTTATACACACCTGCCTGAATTGTTTCAGTCCTAGTGCTTACAGATACAATCTTAAAGATGTCGTTACCGTCAGCGTCCGCTGCGTTAGGGAGAGTGAGAACATTACTTCCCGGAGTTGGCATGTCCATAGTAGTCTGAACAATAAACTTATCAATCTCTCCATTGATTCTAGCACGGTTGTCAGCGTGACCTGAACCTGCCATACGAGAGTTAATCTTATTGTTCTCCTTGTTAAACTGATGTACGTAGTTCTCGAATACCTCAAGCTGCGCTACCCTAGCGTAGTTATTGAAATCATCGGGACTAATATATCCGTAGTTATTCTTGTTCAGAATAGCTAGTACTGTTCTCCTTACGTTATTAATCATAACTACAAAGATACGCAAAAAAAAAGGAGGGCCGTTAAGCCCTCCAATCTTTAATCATGAGTTACTAATCTTTAAGAACCTAGTAGTTTTTCTAGACCCTCAAACTGTTCTAATCCTTCGTCAGTCTTGAAGTATCCTTTGATAGCTTCTACTGCGTCCTCACCGAACGGTACGGTAATCATACGCTTCTTGTTTGAAGGAGTGTTGAAGTATACTTCTCTTTTGTTGTTACGGAATACTAGAAGCTTGCTGTCTAATAATGCAGCAACTGTTCCATTGAACTGAAGCTCAGGGTCTGTAACGATTGTAAGGAAAGTACGTGGGTCACGCTTAGCGAATACTAGAACGTCACGCTTTAATTCTGATGTAGTCATCATGTCTACGTCAGCATCAAATAAGATACGTGCAACTGTTACTAGCATATCCGTAGATAGACTACGTGCTTCGATAAGTGCGTCAACTTCAATATCTAAATTAGCTACCTCTTCCTTAGCCGTCTTCTCATTGTTAACCTCTTCGAATTTGATACCATTCAATGGGTGTAGAGAAAGGAAGTGCTGTAGCGTTTGGTTTTCTTTTGGTACGTGTAGCAAGCCATCAACGAATACGATAGGAGCTAGTACTGCGTTACCATCCTGCTCATCCTCGAAAGGAGACTTCTGATTAGTAGCGTAACGTAGAGCACGGTTGTATCCCTGCTTCTCATCGAAATGCAATAAAGCATAACGCTTAGAGTTACGTGATGGTAGTGTGAAAGAAAGTGGTGCTTTACCACGTGTAAGCCTGTAATGCTTATCTGTGAACTTTGAGTTCTTCATTTGATTTGATTTGTTAAAAATTAATTACGTTGCAAATATACATACAAATTATTAAACAAAAATAAAAGGGCCATCCCGAAGGACAGCCCTTTCTAAACTTTGTCAGTTACTGATATTAGTCAGTGAAAAGAACGAAGTTGTTAGCACCCATAGTACAGATTGCTCTTTCGCTTAGGAAGTTAACCTCCATTGCGTCAAGGTCGCTAGTAGCAGCACCTCCTGCAGAACCTGTAATCCAAGTCTTCATCTTACGGTCTTCAGCTTGAGAAGCTCTGTAACGTACGTGAAGGAATGGACGCTTAGCGTTCTTACCAAGAACTTGGTCGTATACAGTTGTAGAACCTGCAGGTACTAATAAACCGTTTACGTTGTCAGAACCTAGGTCACCTCTCATTGAAGCGTCGTTAAGGTACTTCCAATCAGACTTGTAGAAGTCGTAACCTCTGCGGAATCCTGTGAAACCAAGGTTTAGAGCCATGTCCTTATCGTTGTCGAAAAGACCGTAGCTAGTTCCTCCTGCTCCGTAAGAGTTTTGTGCAGCCAACATATCGTCAATGTTGAATCCGAACTCACGGTTTACGAAAAGAACGTTCTCCTCGATAGCACCCTGCTTGTCAAGACGAGCTACGATATCATCGAACTCAGCAAGAGAAGTTGGGTTACCACCTGACCAAAGGTTACCTCTGTTTTCAACAGCGTGGAATACACCTTCAGTACCCTTAGCACCTGCAGCGATAGCTCCACCGTTTGCCTCAGCAGGAACAGCTTCAATCATTGCAGTCTCTAGGTAATCCTCGAAACGAAGACGAGTTTCGTGCTCGCTCTTTAAGTACCATAGGTATCCTGAAGCACCGTTCTCAGTAGCTACTTCAACCCATCCGATTTGAGCCATATCAGAACCGCTAACAGCGTACTTGTCCTTGATGATAATTGGGCTGTTTTCGAAGATGTCTACTTGAGCTTCGTTAGAACCTTCCATTCCTGCAGTACCTTTTCCGAACTCAGAACCGTAGATGAATACAGTAAGAGTATCGTCAGCAGCGAATACTTGTCCACCTGCTTCGTAGTAAGCTACGTCGATAGTCTGTGCAGAAGTGTCAACGTCAGTTACGATAGCTTTGTTGCTTCCGCTTCCACCGTTGTCAGAAATCATAACAGTCTGTCCTTTTCTGATAGCAACACCTTCAGCGATAGTATCGCTAACAGTAATTACTGCAGTATCAGAAGTAGCAGCTGAGTCAGACGCACAGTTAGTGTACTTCACGTGAAGACGACCCTGCTCTGTCCACTTGATAAGGTCAGAGTTAGAAGGAATCTCAGCACCTACAAGACGTAAGAAAGAAGATACAGAACGGTTTCCGTAACGCTCAAACTCAGCTTCGTAAGTATCAGGAAGATATTGAGACATGAAATCCATGTCTGTGATGTAGTTGCTAGCTAGAGCAACTTGTTCGTGTGAAGGCTGTAATGCAACACCTCCAACGTTTAATGAACCTGCCATTTTGTTTTGTTTTTAGTTTGTGCCCTTTCGGGCGGTTGTTTTTGTTTAACGTTTTCTAGACTTAATCTTAAGACCTCTACCATGCGATGTTGGTATAGACTTAATAGTTGTGCCACCCTTAGTTGCTACTTCCGGTGCAGTACGTGTACCCATGTTTATATTTTTGGTATTACGTAATACATTGTCAGTTGCGCTAGCTTGCCCTTGCTCGAAGAAAAACTGTGCAAACTTCTCAGGGTTCATGGCTACAGCAAGTGCCTTATGGTATCCTGCTGCATCTGAAATCATACCATTCTCATCCATAAACTTACCGATGAAGTTCATTGGAGTCGATTGAGCTGACCTCAATTCATCTGCGCTACCTGCATTGTAAGTGTAAGACTTATCACCTACAGTGAAATCAAAACCTTTGAAATCAGCGAACACTGCATCAGTTGCTTTATCGAAAGCTGCTGACTTAGCTGCGTTAGCTTCTTGTGCTGATTGCGCTTCAGCTAGAGACTTGCGGTAAGCTGCAAGAGCATCACTGTCTTCTTGAGACATTGCATTAGCTACACTCTCTGTAGGTTCTGCATACATCTTAGACTGTTCAGCGAAGTACTCCTTAGCTTTAGCCACTGCTCTTTTCTTTGCTCGCTTTATCTTACGAACCTCTTTGTCTGACATTACATCTTCATCATAAGTGTAATCTTCCATTAGGTCTGCGATGTCTTCGGCATCGAGGTCAGACTCAGTATCAGATAAGTATTCACGAAGCAAAGTATCAGGGTCTGCGTCATCGAAGTTACGATTCAATTTCATGTAATCTCCCATTCCGCGCCCTGTCTTTTCTTTATATTGTAGGTAGGCTGCAACATCTTCAGGAAGCTCATTACTATCCCCTGAACTCTCAGGCTCTGCAGTGAACTCGTCTAAAGACGATACATCTCTACCGTATTTGTTTTTTAAGAAAGAAAGAACGTCTTCTTCACTAAGTGAAGATTCTGTGTCGTTTGTGTCTGTAACAACTTCCTCAGAAGCAGGTGCTTCTTCAGTAGCTTCTACTTCAGTCTCTGTATCATTGCTAGGTGCAGGTGCATCTAGATTGATAACGGGAATCTCACCCTCTGATTTTGGAGCTTCAACTACAGGAGCTTCCTCTTGTACTTGAGTTCCTTCGTGTCGAGCTTCCGCCTCAGCGATTAACTGCTCTTCAACTTCTTGCACTGACTTTACGTCAGGTGCATCTACTGCTTTAATTTTGATTTCCATGATAGGTTATTTAATTTAATTCCACAAAGTTAAGCAAAACAAATTAAACCATTAGCGAGGGTCGAACTCGCTAAGGTCAAATCCGTCTAGGCTGTCTTCATTAGATTCGAAAGACTTAGGAGGAAGGTTGTTCTTCCTTTGGTCTATAAGCTTACTCTGTTGAGTAGACTGCTTATCAATCCTTGCGTCCTTTCTATCTTCCTTAGCAGCTTCACGCTTGCTTAGGTTTTCAGACTGCATACCTGCTAGCTGCATTTGGTATTCAAACTCTTTCTCCATTAGAGCTTTCTTAGCTTCTACCTCAGCCTGTGTCTTTTGGATAGCTAACTGTGCTTCCATCTGTACTAACTGAATCTTAGCTTCTGTCTCTTGCTGTAACTTCTGCATAGCTGCTTGTGCTGCTTGCTGTTGAGACTGTGCTTGAATCTGCGCTTGCATAGCTTGCTGCTGAGCTTGAGCTGCTTGCTCCTTCTCTGCTTTAGCCTTACGCTTAACTTTTAAAAGTTGGTTGGCAAGCTTAATGTTCTTAAGCTCACGAATATCTATGGCATCTTCTAAATGGATATCGTTCTTAGATAGAGCCATTTGAATGTTTGCTTCTAATTGTTGCTTCTGCTCTTCATCCGGTGCAACTTCAATAAAGATACCGAAGTCGTAGATGTAAAGGTCAGACATCTCCCTAAGGATAGCTACATTGTACTTACCAATCTTATTCGCAAAGTCATCAGCGAAATCAGAGAACTCTAGAATGTCTGCTACTCTGTAAGAGATAGCTTCAGCTAAAGTCTTGTACATGTATAATCCTCCGTCAAGGATGTGACGAGTTGCTGTGTTTGAGTTAAGTGCAGCTAGTTTCTGTACACCTACTAAACTATGAGGGTCAGGAGTCGAACCGTCACGTGCTTCGTTAAGTCCGGTAACCGAGCGAATCATGCTCAGGTAGTGGTTATAATTATTTATAAGCATCTGAGTCTTCGATGCTCCTGAGTTAGATGTAAGCTGTTGGATTGGTGTCTTACCGTGGTTGAACTCTCCGTCAACTGTAGAGCTTCTACCAATTACACTACCTGTTTGGAAGTATAAACGTAGAGCGTCCTGTGGATTGTAAGCTGCACCATTACCTAGGTCTACCTCGTTTAATCCGTCAGCATCAATGTATACACCATCCGGCACTGTACGTGAGATAACCTGCTGTAGCTTAAGGTGAGTAATCTGAATTAAGTCAGCGAAAGGAATCATACGCTGTACTAGAGATTCAATCTTACCCTTGTACATACGTGGAGCTACTGCTACGTAGTTTGGCATAGCGTGCTGTGATGAAGACTTAGGACGAACCATGTTCTCCTCTAGCTTCCACGAAATTACTTTGTTAGTACCTAACACCATTACGCCTGAATACCAAACGTCAATAGTCTTAGTAATCTTTTCAAACTTACCTTCCTCCATCATCTCTGCAGGAGGATTGAAGTCTTCACCCTTCTCTACAATCTTAGTACCTCCGTTAGCTAGGTACTTCTTCTTGTAGTTGAAAGTCTTAGTTGTTTTGTAGTTGTAGTACAAAAGAGATACAGTATCTCTTTCAAATACGTCACCGTCAAAATGCTGAGCAGTGGTATGGTAGTTGTGCCAATTCTGTCCTGACTCTGCAATCTCTTGAAGCTCTGAGTTAGAAATGCTTGGGTCAATCTTTCTGATTTCAGAAATAGGTACAGTCTTTACTTCTCCCCAATAGAAACAATCCTCAAAGTTTGGAGACTCTGTGTAGCTATGTACTACAGTAGCCGGGTCAACGTATTCAATCTTTACGCCTGCACCCGGAAGGAAGCTGTGCTTAGCAACAGCCATACCTAGAACAGCAGTATCCATATCAAGACGCTTTCTAATGTCGTCATACTTGTTCTCGGCAAATACAGTAGAGATGGCTTCTTCCTCTGCAAGCTCGATAGCAGGCTTATAGTTAAGCTGCATGTATAGCTGCATTTCCTCATCGTTAGTAGGAAGCTCGTCTTGTGGGACAGTGAAAGGGTCCATACCTGTTCCTTGCTCTACAGCCTTAAGTATGTCCTTTGCAACCATCTGCCCTTCTATCATGTCTTGATATTTAGTTCTCTTTGCCTGCGACATGGCATCCTGAGCATAAGCCTTTGGTGAGAACATTCTGTTAGACATTCCGTTAACTACGATATCAACGAACTTAGGAAGGATAGGTACAGGAGTCCAATCTAGGTTTAAGTAACTAAGGTCTCCGTCTACCGCCATCTCTTGCTTATACTTAGCGACTGATTGCTCGCCTCTAGCGTATAAACGTCTTCTGTGAAATTCATCCCATTGGTTATAGAAGCGTGCACCTCCCCCATCTTTCTTGAACCATTCATACTGAATAGCTTGTCCAACCTTTAATCCAAATTCCGGTGTCGCTTTCTCGGAATCCTTAGCAAGCTGACTCGGAAATGAGCCTGCTGTGATGTTAACTTTTACGTCTTTCATTTAGAAAATTTCGCTTCTTAAACCTGAGTTATTATATCTAGCAAAGGTAACACTTATTTTCTTTTCTTTTTTGACGGGCTGATATAAATGCTTTTGACACGCCATAATCGCTAAGCCTGAGGATATTGAGGCATCGAACTTAGTTCTGTTAGAAATATCAAACTTACTCCAATCATTTAATGTTCTAATGAAAGGCATCATTCCTATCTCATCACTAGGTCTGTAGTGACCTGTATTGTCATATCCGATATGCTTTTCGATGTACGACTCAATTGCAGCTGCGTGAGCCTGCTTAACATCCTCAGATGAGTTAGGTATACCCCCTAGTTCTTTTTCTGTCTTAGAGAGCTTGTTATACACCTTATCGGGCCTGTTCATGCTGAACCCTCTGTAGCCTCTATTCTTAAAATGGTAAAGTAGTCTAGGCTTGTTATTCTCACAGAGTATCGGCATACCGTAGAATACGCAAGCCATTAGGATGTCTTCGAAGAATATCTCTGCTGTCTGAGGTCTAGCTATGTACTCTAAGAAGAACTCGTTACTAGGAGCGTTATCCATGTTAAACATAGTGAGTCCATGACATGCACCATTAGAACCACGTCCTCCTACAGTACCTGAGATATCATACGAGTCACAGCCGAATGCACCGATGTGCTCGTTACCCGGATATCTTATACCGTTCTTAATGACTACGTTATTCTGTAATCTTTTCTCAGGAGTCCACGATACTAAGAATCTTCCTGCCTTGTTAGGAGAGAAGATAACCTCAGTGTCTTTAATACCGTTCTTCCAAGAGAATGAACCTCTAGTTACATAGTGAGCTTCTAGTGCTTGGTCATTGAAGTCAATCTGTTG